ATGTCTTTAAATTATCAGAATTTAGATGAAGTTACTCGTCAGTATATGTTAAATGAAATTCAATATGATAAGGATAAAAATAACTTTCATCTCAGTAATTTTTTGACAGCTGAAGGTAGGATAATGTGGCCTTCATTGTTAGAAGAATCCATTCAATTCGATGACGCATGGCTAGAAAGAGAAATTCAACGACGAGGAATACTTGCTCAGTTTTACCCTAAGAGAAAACCCAGAAGCACGGAAATGACACAAGCTAAAGTCCCGTACACAGCTGCACAAAGCTTAGCTGAAGGTGAGTTTAATCGATTATTTGCACGAGGATTAAGTGCAAGGGCGATTTCGGAAGGTAATGAGTTCGTCGAAGTTTACAGGGCAAGGCACTCCGAAAATCCACGTCCCGAATCAGAAGCGATTATTGGTAAAAAATTCAGGCCACAAGATATATTAGAGGATCTACGCAACAACCCCGGTGTAGAAACTGCATTAGGCATCCCTTCTGGCGTAAACTCAGGTATAACAATAAAAAAATAGTATAATCTGACGTATTCTTTATCAGCACCTTCAACCTTAATTTACTAATGAAGGTGCTACCGTATTCACTCTGTATGTTCACAGAAAAGTCACTTCACGTTTTTTCAATTGCTTCAAAAACTCAAATTGAACCTATGCCTTGCTGCATCTGGCTTTTAACCCTTCTAGTGCTGCTATCTGAAATATATTAAATGGCCTATTCAAAAGACAGAAAATACACAAAAGCAAATTAAATCATAATGTTATATTCATTCAATAATATTTACTGAGATCCAAAAACTGGAAAACACTGAAATTCTTTTCAATCTTTTCAGTTGGCGAAACGCTGCAAAGCCCCAGCCACGGCGCTGGCTGGCAGGGTGTTTTGTAGGAATTTAAAACTGAAAAAACTTTATAACGTAAAGTGTGCAGGCGGGTGCGGTGTAGTGCCGTTTCCGTCATGTGAACGTTTATTTGGTGGCGAGTTCTGCTACGTGTGCGGGACGTGGCTGGCGTGATCCATTTCGGGTGTTGCGGTGTGATGGTGGGTTTATTGCGTGGCGTGTTGGGCTGCTGGCGGTGCTTTTGGATAGGCGTAAAAAAGCCCGCGCGCGGCGGGCTGATTGGGCGAGATCGATTAGCCGATCACTGGGGAGTATTTACTGCGTAATCCGTCAGACTTGGCCCCGGTGGCGGTGATGCTCCCGGCGTTTAGCGGGCCGCCGGTATTGGTATGGGTATGTGCGGCGGTCAGTGCTGCCAGCTCTTTTACCACATCCAATGTATCCAGCATCAGGGCCATGACGTTAATCTGCTGGCTACCAATCCACACCACTGGCGCTATCACATCCTGCCGGGCGGCGGCGATGCTGCTGCGAATATTGCCAATCTTCTCTATCAAGTCTTGCCCCACATCAATGGTTAAGGTTTTGCCCACTTTGGCCATGTAATTGGCTTGAGTGGCCAGACTGTAATCCCCCTCGCTAATCTGCTGGATAGCACCGGCCAGTAAGGTGGCCGTCCCCAGTACCGTGGTTTTATCGGTGGCCTGAACGGTGGTTTCGCGGGCCACCAGTGTGCGGGTTTCATCATCGGCGGTAATCACCCGGCTCATGGATTCTTCACGAATCACCTGATCGGTTTTGCGCTCCCAGTCACCTGCCACCGTTACCCGCTGCGATACCCCATCACGCTGTTGCTGTAGCTGTTCACCCGGCTGTACGGAGGGCAGATTGTTACCCTGTGATAGCGTCTGACGCACAAACGGCTTATCGGGCCTGCCGCCAGTAAAACCGACTTCCACCAAAGTACCCGCCGGAGGAAACTGGAACATGCCCGACTCCGCACCGGCCATCGGCAAGGGTAACGGCACCGCAGGGTAAACCGGGGTATCTGCTGCCGCCTTGCCATCATCATCCAGCAATTGCAGATTCACCGCATAGCGGGGCCGGAACGGATCGGCCATATCACCGCTGGTTACCGCTTCGCTCGGCCCCTCCACTCGGGCCATTTTCGGCAGATGTAACCCGGCTGATAGCTCAGGGTAAGCATTATCAATTTGGCGCTGGATGGGGGTTTTCTGCAACGGCTTGCCGGTGGTTTTATTGCGCGGTGTCCATGTCAGTACCAAATCATCATTATTCAGCCGAACGGTGGTTAAGCGCTGGCCATTCAATTCCACACCGGGGCGCACTGATTGGATCATTGGCACCGTCATGGTATTGCCTGCCGCTGCTGCGGTACTGAACTCTGACGGAATATCTATCGGTTTACCGGCAAACAATGAATGCTGCCAACTGCCGATATAGACCGCGCCGTCTGGTAACTGATACCAGACATAATCCGCAATACCAAAGGCGTGGCCGATATTGGCTAACAACTGATAACCGCTGCCGCTATGGGTAAAATGCGGTATGGGCTTATCGTTATAATCAGCACTGGCGGCAAGCTGGAAGGTTAGCCCGCTGTTATCGGTCAGCCAGTCGGCCAACTGGCGCAGGGTCGGGTGTTGCATCGATACCGGCCACATACGCTCGAAAATACCGGTTAACTCGCGCACAAATAGCCGTTGTGCGCTGTTCTCTGCCGGTTGCGAGCGTTCCACATAACCAGTAAACCAGCGCAGCACCAACTCAGGGTAACCGGCATCCAGTCGCACCAGTTTACCGGTGTAATCGATGGTGGTTTCAGCGGTGATAAAGCCGCGCCCGCAGGCGTTCAGCTCCAGCACCAGATTGGCATCAACCAGCGGCACCGCATCGCCGGACAGCATTAGCCTGCGAATAGGTTTCATGAGGTTGGCCCCAGTGCATCATTGACCGGTTTCAACACTTTGCGCTCAAACCAGCTTAATTTCTCTGCATCCTCGCCCGCTTCACTGCCGCCGGTACCGCCTGCGGTCTGCTTTTTGGCGGCAGTTTTGCCCCCGGCGCGGGCCTCGCGTTTTTCTGACACACTCAAAAACTCTTTTAGGGTAAAGGTCACCAGCCACGCCATTTTGCCATCCTGTTTCGGCGCATCAATCGCGCCGGTAAAGGTGGCCAGCCGGAAATTAATCGCCTGCGCCACCTGATTGGCCACCCGGTATTTTTTCAGTGCACCGCCAGCGTCTTTGGATTCAGCCAGTGCAAAAATGCGGGTTAATACCTCTGGGGTGCTGAATGACACCAGCCCAGATACGCGCAGCTCTTTGGCCTTGATACCCTGCTCTGCCGTGGTGGTGCTCGACGTCTGCCCGGACTGGTCTTTTTCCTGAAATTGCATTGTAGGGATCACGGTCAGCCCTTTTAATGGGATGGCTTCACCGTCCAATGCCAGCATGACTATTTGGGTCATTTATCATCGCCTCCAGCGGGGTTAAATCCTCTCCGGCAAACAGCGTGGCCAGAGTAAAAACCTCATCCTGCTGCGGTACGTTCTTTTTCATTTCGCTGGCCAGCGTGGCCGCGCTGCCGCTGGCGGTAAATACCCACGCCTGCGCACGGCCTGCGAGCAAGCCATTTAACGCACTTTCCATGCTGGCCAGTGCCGCCGCCTTGGCGCTGGCAAAACCAGACAATGCCGACGCCAGCCCCGCCAGATTAGCCCCCGCTCCGGCGGCATCTTTGGCTTGTGCGATACGTTGGGCATTAATGGCCATGCGGCTGGTTGCGGTAGATAACGACTGCGGCAGCGGTAATCCGTTTCCAGTACTGGCCGGTAACTGCATTTTAGTGGTGGCCAGTGTTGCCGCAGTGCTAGCCATGCGGGCCACTTGCGAGAACACCGGCAACGGCAGTACCGCAGCAAATTGCGTGAGCGCCTGCATAAATGCGGGATGGTCAGCGGCACACACCATAAATACCACCACCGACTGCTGGCCGCCGCTGCCCGCCAGTTTTCCCGCCAGATGATCCACCGCGTTCTGCGGACTCAGATAACTGCCCGATTCCTCGCTGCGGCCCACGCCATAAACCCACGGATGCACCGGCAACATGGCGCAATTGACTGCGGCCATTGTGCCGGGAATGGATAAAGTTGCTTTACGCCACATCTGACAGCTCCGGCCATGGCTGTGTAATATCAAGGCGCATTAAGGCAATACGATACTGTTTCAGTGCTGCCAGGCGGTTAAGTTCCTGCTCGGTGCCGGTACCACTGGCGGCGATATCTTCCAACGTATCCAACTCAACCGAGATAGCGCTCATCAGTTGTTTGCGTCGCTCATCTGCGGCGGCGGCAATTTCTGCATCAGTTGGGATACGAGGCACTACCTCGCCGTTTAAATACTCATAAGCGCCATATTCCAGCACAAAGTGTTCAGGTAAAGACGCCACTTCAGCAATCGATAATCCCGTAGGGCAAAGCGCGTAGACATGAGGCGAAACGGTACAAACGATGCCTTGCGCGTTATAGCCGACCTTAATGGTGTCATCGCTAAACGTCTCTTGTAGCGCGTACCAATCCCGCCCCTCTTCATCAACGTGAAATATCACCACGCCATTCAACGCCGCATCCGGTTCCTGTTTTGACATCACAAAATTTTTATAGTGTTGGAATGTTTTCATCAGCCGATATCACCCCCCATTTGCACCCATGTCCCGGATGGGCGTCGGAAAAATAACGCGCGATAGCGCATGATACGGGTACCTGATACTGTCACGTAGGTTCCTGCGGGGGCTTCAATGGTGTAGCTCTGAACCACCGAAGCCCCACGTGCCAGCGCAACCACACCTTGGGCCGTTAGCTGCTGCGCAATATGCGCGCTGAGATTGCCACCAGACCAGATACTGCCGGAAATATTGCCGTTATCCCCTAGCACTGCTAACCCCGCCGCAACAGTGGCACCTTTTAACGCGCCGGTAGTGGTTAGGCTACCGGGCAGTTGAACCGCAACATCGTTCGACTGAATCGCGTTCACTATCCGGCGGTCATTGCCTGCCGCCACGGTTCCCGCCCGACTCCCGACCTCTAGCAAGGCCGCGCCTTTAAGGTTCAGATTTTGCCGAAACAGGCCGACATTCGGAATATCCGCGCCGTTGCGGTGTTTCGCCAGTCGCGCCGTCGCATTATCCATTGCCATCTTGACCGCTTTCGGTGTGGCGGCCAGCCTATCACTGCGGTTGTTCGTTGAACTGTTCAGTTGAACAAAGCCTTTGGCCGTCAGCGTACCATCTGGGTGATTACGGGATTTCTCATGCTTAGCCCATGCATCACCCGCGTACTGTTCGGTTCGTGACCCTTTGGGGCGCAGGTCGGTAATATTGCCCGCCGCATCAATGCTGGCTACCGCAAACACCCGATGCATAAACCCGGCATTGTCCTGATAATCTGCCAACGTTGCCGCCACGGTCACCGTGATCACGCTCTCCCACTGACTGACCACATTGCCCTGCAAACTCACGTCTGCCCACACTTTCACCGGCTTGGCTGAAACCGCAATATCCGTGTTAGCCGCCAGCACCGCCCGTAACCCGCCCACATAAGCGCAGCCTGCGATCACGGAATAGTGCTGACCGGTCTTGGCCACCAAAAAACCATCAGCGAAAAATGCGCCGGGGCCGTAGTGGTCAAGGTTAATCAGACGCTGCATTTCATCAATGCCGGTCAGACGGGCGGTAAAATCAATCTGCCACGTTTCTGCCGGGACAGTGATCCCCGTTTCACTGGCGGCACCGTCATACTCCATCAGGAAACTGCGGGTTAAGGCATTGCCCTGCTGGCCATTGGCGTTAGCAATCTTGCGCTGGGTCGGGGCATGAACAATCATCGCCACTGTGCCGCTGGCGCTGTTCACCAAACCAATCCAGTTAAAATCAAAATCGCCAACATCCGTCCCCAGCGTGACGGAGTACACCACCGCATTCTGATTAACCACGCCGATTTTATTCACCGCCTGACGATGGACAATCTGCCCGGCAGGCGGTAACCCCTCGCTGCGGTCAATCGGGATATTCGGATCCAGTCCCGGCACCAAAGCCAATACAAATTCATCCACCACCACGGTGTTGCCGCCTGCGGCTTCCTGCGCTTTCCACTGCTCAAAAGCAGTGGTGATAATCGATTGAGACATTATCTCTTCCCTGTTAATGAGGCGGTAAAGGTAGTGGCCGCTGCGGTGCGGCTGGTTGCCACGCCACTGCTGGCGCTGTAACACTCATATTCATTTCCCATCCAGCCAGCGCGAATGCGCAACCGGTGGACGGTGATCACTTCAAAGCGATAACGGCGGCAGGTTTTGCCGTACTGGCGAATAATCTGCATCAGCAAATCGCTGTTACTGGCTATCTGGCTGTCGCTGACGCGAACCAGAATCACGTCCCAGTCAATGTCCGGCTGGCGCTCGAGCAATTCCACAGACCCAATGCCTAAGCGCTCAAAGATGGCAATAAAGCCCGCCACCGAACCGGCATCAGCGGCGTTAATAAAAGCGTATTGCACCCGTTTGCGGTACAGGCTCAACGGCTCGCCATTAAAGCGGCTGATATCACGCTGGTAGGCCAGCACGTTAAGCAGCGGCACGGCACAGGTAGCGGCATCCAACTGGTTAAGCGGCCAGTTCAGCCAGCCATGCACCCACTGCCACCATGCGCGGCACACCCGCAGTAACTTGTTTGATTCGCCTTTATCCATCCATGACGGCAGGCGCAGGCTTGTTAATCGGCTAATGAAATCAGGCATTTTCAATCACCACCGTTAAGCTGTTCAGGCGCGGCACACTCAGATCACTGACAATATCGCTCAGTGAAAAACTCAGTGACTCAATCAGCGGAAACGTTTTATGCAGCTCTCGCCCCAAATTGGAAAATGAGAAGCGGGAATAGGGCCACGTTTTCAGCACCTTGTAATTGCTGTTCTGGCGAAAGGCGCAGCGGATCAGGTTTTCACCGCCGCTTTTCAGCTTGGCCAACTCATCAACGGTTAAATTTTGTTTATTGCTGACATACAGCGTCACCACTAAATCATGCTGGCTTTCCGGCAGCGGCATACACTGCATATCATCGCCATGGCCATGGTGGCCTTGCGCGGTGATATGGTCGTTGACCGCATCAATAAACGGCTGGGAAATCTCGCCACTGTCCAACAATAAATAGGCGTTGGCAGTACCCGGCCCGCGCGGGGCATCGTGCAAAAAATAAATCCGGTCAATGGATAGCCCGACTACCCCGGCTATCATGCTGCGGTACACCGCATCGGTGTGATAGTTGCCCACTAAGTTAAATTGGTTGCGGCATCGGTCGCGAAAATCATCATCTGACTCTTTATCAGCACCCGGCACGGTTAACCAATCGCCCTCGCTTTGTGCCCGTTCTATGCCCGGCACCGCCTGCGGCAAGATACGGTAGTAACCGGGGGCCAGATTAAACGCCCCGCCCACCTCAGCCGCTTTCACCGGCACCAGCCCACTGGCGCTACCGGCAGCAATGGCGGTTTCACTGCTTACCACCACGCTATAAATTTTGCCGTTAATGCGTTCGGTCTGAACCATCGTTCCCGCCGGGATAACCACATTTTGTTGAATATCAGCTTTATAGAAGCGGATCATGCCCTGCGCAGCGGTGGCCGGTTTACGGCTGGCATTGACGCCCCAGCCAAACACATCCAAAAAAGTGCCGCTGGCAGTGGCCAGATACATATTGGCCAGCACGGTATTGATTAACACTTCGTTGAGCCATAGCACCGGGCGAGTGACAATGGTTTTTATCAGCCGCCAGAACGGCGACATATCGGAGGTATTGGTAATTAACCCCTCCTCTTCTACCAACTCGTCAAACTTTTGCCGAATGTCTGTTTCCGTGGTCGGCATCCCGCTATCTTGTAATACCTGCTCATAATCTATTTCAGGTTTATTACTCATAATCCGCACTTACCGTAATCGGGCCGAAATCGTAGGTATCAGCCGTTACCCATAACCGTGTGGCCGTTTCTTCATTCACCACCACCGTGCCGGGAATAATGCGTTCATCATCTTCAATTAAAATAATCAACTGGGTGATCACATCGGCGCGTAATGTCGGGCTGCGTTCGGCAATTAATTGAGTGGTTAAGCCACTTTCAATAATGGCGTGAATACAGTCTTGGCCAATACTAATGCGGTTATTACATAGCGTCGGCTCATTACCGGTATTTAATACAAAGTCACCGTCTTTTATCAGCAGGTCGATATACATTAATTCCGTCATTAATTTAATTCCTGCCATTCCATTAAATCACCCGGCGTCATGCCACCCTGCATATTAATATGGACATTCTCAATACGTTTGCTGTTATCACTCACGGATTTAGAGTTATTACTGATTTCTTTATTAATTCCGCCTTTATCAATATTGCGCATCTGGCCACCGGTTAATAAGCCATTAGCGGAATTGATTGGGCTACTTTGCGGGGCAGCAATACTTTGCGCCTCAATGCTGACACCGGGAATAATATTCAGCTTATCGATGATCCAATTATACGTTTCGGCAAAAGTACTTTTCAGCCAGTCCCATAAACCACCAAACACATTACCGATACTGTCAGCCATGGCACTGAACCCGGCCAGTGGTGATAAACCGGTGATAGCCGCTACCAGCCACTGCCAGCCGGATACAATCTTTTGCCATACGCCGCTAAATACGTCCCCGACAGCAGTGACCACCCCTGATAACCATTGGAAAGCGGCGGTATCAGCAATGGCCGCTTTAATCTCATCCCAGTAGGTAATCAGGTAATAAATACCGGCTACCAGTGCCGCAATAGCGACAATCACCAACAATACTGGCCATGACATAAAGTTAATGGCCAATCCAGCCAACATTGCCGCAGAACGAACAAGGGTTAAAACCAAAGAAAGCGATTTTAAGATAACAATCCAGCCCATCATCAAGAACTTGCTCACACCCAGCAAGATATTGACCGTGGCCCCTACCGCCGCAAAACTCAGCAGCGCCAACATGGCATAGCCGATCAATCGGGCGATATTGGGGAATAACTGCATCCAGCGGGCGAATTTCTCCCCGATAGCCGATACCCGGTTCATAATGGGATACAGCACCGGTAACAGGGTTAAGCCCAAAATCACCCGCATTCCCGTCCAGATAGCCATCAGCCGTTCCCATGGGTCAGCCATTTTCTTGGCCATCTCACCGGCCCGTTTCATGCCGTCATTACTGCCCAGCTCACCGATATTGCGTTTCAGCAAATCGACATTACCGTAAAGCTGTTTAATGACATTGGCCCCGTCACCAAAGGCTTTATCCAGCTCGGCCTGTGCCTTTAAATTACCCTCGATGGTTTTTCCGTAACGCCCCTGCAATTTCTCCAGCATTTGCGGCATGGTCAGCATCTGGCCGGAAGCATCCACAAAACTTAGCCCCAGCGTTTTAGCCCCGGCTGCGGCCCCTTTCATGTAGGTTTCATAACTGCCGCTGGCCTCAGTTCCCAAGGTTTTTTGCAACTGGCCCAACACGGCAAATTGTTCATCCATGCCGACGCCGTAGTTAGCGCCAACCCCTTTGGAACCCTGCATCAAGTCAGCCATAGTCTGCATATTGACGCCAAATGCCTGCGCCATGTATGCCGTTTTACCGGCCACCTCTTCAGCAAACTTCACTTTGCCGATGCGGTCTGCGTAGCTGTCAAACTGGTTATACATTTGCCCCATGTAGGCGGCGGCTTCGCTGCCGGTGGTTTTCATGCCTGCGGCCAGCACATTGGTGGCCAGCGTAAAACGGGGCAAATCACGGTCAGACAGCGTACCAATGGCACTGCGCACATCGGCACTGGAGCGCACCACATCCACCGCGCTGCGCCCATACTGCATACTGAATTTTAGGGCGTCGGTACTCATCTTTTGCAAGGCGCTATCGCTCACCCCCTTGGCGCTGGCTTCATTAAGCGCCCCGGCAAAATCCGCCGCTGGCCCCAGTGCGCCCTTAATGCCCTGCACCACACCAAACAAGGCCGCACCGCCCACCGCAATTTTACCGAAAGCCGCCTGCGAGTGATCCGCGAACCCTTTCACGGAGGATTGCACCTGCTTTAACGGGCGCGTGATTTTATCAATCATGCTTAAAGTAAAATCGAGGTGTTTCATTAGTCGCCTTTAAATGCCAAGCCAATCCCATTGGCAATAGAAATACGGGTGTTATCCCAATAACGGTTATCCAACCAAACGGCACGGGCTAAACTTTCTATATCGTCATTTTCATGCGGTAGATAATGGCGGCGTAGAATAAGAAATTGTTCAATTGAATTACTTTCAATGGCCCGTAACCGTTGGGTTAGTTTTTTACTTCAATTTCCAATTTCGGCGCATAGACTTGGTTCACTTGGTCAACCAATTGCAAAGCCGCACCCGGTGTTTTTAAAATTTCGTCTAATGCTTCTTTGGTTTCTTTACTGATAATACGGCGCAGATATTTAAACGCCGGGGCAATTTTATTATCCATTGCCATATCATTAATTAAACCGTTATAAGCGGTAGTGTTTGGTTCAAAAATAAGTTCAACGCTACCCACTGCTAATACAACTTTATGTTTATCGGCCATGTTATTTATTTCCTTGTCGTAAAGTTATTTCATTAATGAGTTGGTTGTGTCGCGCCGCGCATAAGGTATAAATACTGCGATAGGCGCGTAAGGCATTATCAAAATCATTACCGGTCGTACCGGTTAATCGGGGTAATAGGGTGCTACATTTAGTCAGCTGATTTTCCTGATAAGGTACGTTCGGCGGCATCACTACTTTCGTTGAACAACCGGACATATTCATCAGTAGCACACACATGAGTAAACACCGGCTTAATAATTTCCGTGTGAATAACCGGCTGGTACTTATCACCCTGCTGGCGCAACGCTTCCAGCTTATCTTCCAGTTGCCGGGCTGAATCACTGGCTATGCCCTCCGAAATTGTCCGGCCCTGTTCTGCCGCTGTGTTGGCGGCACGGGTAATACTCAGTTCCAGACGGTCATGCTGTAAATCATTGAGATCCCCCCCACCCAAAAATGCCGCCACTATCAGCGCCAGTATCTTGGCCATCAGCGCACCCCGTTATGCTCAAGGCTAAAGTGATTACCATCGGGATTGGATTTGAAGCGCCCGCCCCATGTCCCGCCCAACGATTCCCAATATTCGCCCAAAGGTAAAAACGCCTCACTTTTGGTCTGATACACCCCGTTAATAAACAGATTAAAATCCACTGCCAGCCGCGAGGTATGCAGACTGTTACTGATACCAGTTCCCGCTTTGGCATTCAGTTTGGCCTGCTCCGGGGTGCGGTAGGCTTCACCAAAAGTCAGACGGTAACCCCGTTCCCCGGCCCAGCTAATTAACTGCGCAATCAGTTGGGTAAATAACTGCTGTTTTTCACTTAACGTCATGGTTTCTTTCCCTTTAACAAACTACTGCCCCGGCGGCGTAACCACAGCTCAACCGCCTGATGCCCGGCAATACCTGCCGCAGCCCCTAACCCAGTTACCGCCAGCGGAGAAATCCCCGGCACCCAAACCAATACTGCCGCCGCTGCCACCGAGGTGGCTGATCCCAATATCACCCGCCCTACAAACAGCCGGACAGTGATTGGCTCATCACTGGCCAATACCTTTCCCAGTGCAATCAGCCCACCTAAAATGGCCAGTCCGAGAAAAGTTTTTTCATGTTCCTGCATCCTTGCCCCCTAGCCGATCAGATTGCGCGTGGCTTCCGCTTCCAGATAGGGAATGCCGTTGATACGCACAAAATCCGGGCTGGTAATGAAATACTTAATTTTATGGGTCAGCACCGCCCCGCCTTTCGGGTCAACATCCAGCGCGGAATCAAATTTCAATTTCACGCCGAACGCCTCCACTTTCAGCTCTTCTTCCCCGGCTTTGGCATAGAACAAGATGTCAAACGCCGGGATACCGCGCCATGAACCGGCGCGTGAGGCTTTGGCGGTCAACTGTTGCAGCACTTTGGTGCTAACTTCTATGTCCCCCTCGCCGCCAACATCGCCTTTTACATCCCCATCCGGCACACCATTAGTCTGTGCCGGGCCGCTGTTATCGGTAATGGTCAGCCCGATTTTTTCCACATGGATCAAATCACCGTCCATATTGATATCCACCGACTGGCCAGAAATACGGGTACTCATTGGCTATCCTCCAGTGTGGTATCCAGCATCAAACTCACCGTGATACCTTTCGGGCATTCATACGGGCGCACCACAATATAAATTTCCACTTTGGTGGCGGTGCGCCACGTAATCACCACATCGCCCTCTTGTGGTGGCTTCACTTCACCGGGAAAGGTGATCCCGTTGATTTGTGTACTTTTGGCCATCTCGCGCAGTACCTTGGAAAAATAGGTTTTGTGCGCGGCAATGCTGCCGGGGCTGCTGTTAAGTGAACGGTCTGCAATCTTGGCAATCGCCTGTAAGCGAATGCGGCGAGCCGCTTTATCGACAATGCGCAGACTTTCAATTGCCTGATAATCCCCGCCCTCCACATCCAACGTGCGGCCATCGGCCCAGTACATGCCGTCATAGTCCGGGTACCACATTGGGACGCTGTAGCGCAGGGTTTCCAGCGCCTGCAAGGTGGCCAAATCCAGTGCAACACCTTTGCCATCCACTGGCTGCGTATCGCTGCCCATTTCCAGTAGCGGGCCAGTGGCGACACGAACCGGACTATCAGCAATGGTCACCGCACGGTTACATAAACGCCCCGCCAACACCCCCGGCTCATTGCCCCACAACCGTGGCACCAGTTGCACCGCCGACGCCGCAACACCCTGTTGTAATGCGGCCAGACGGGCCAAATACTCCGGCCAGCCCTCTTCGGCTTGCGGGCCATCAACAGCCAGCACAAACCACACCCAGCGACCAAACTTGGCCAGCAATTCAGCCCGCAAGCTGGCGGCGTCGCTGATGGTGGCTTTATCGGCGGGCAACACCACCACTACACCCTCAACACTGGCCACCAATTGGGCCGCTTTGACAGCATCCACCCACGCCTGCGGGTTAAGCTCTTCATTTTTGGCCGGTTGCGCCAGTACATGCACAAAGCCGTTCCAGTTCTGACCGGCATTGAGCATCGCGGCTTTGGTGCAGTTTTTTACCGCGCTGGCATCCGGCCCCAGCAACACATCAAAATCAGTCTGCGTGTTCACCGCCAGCGTTTTCCCGGTGTTAACCTTACCGGTACCGATATACAGCACGGCCCGTTCAATCTCTTTGGTTTCACCCTGTAGCGGTTTTTTTTGGTCAATATTGACTTGTGGCCAACTCATCGTTACCCCTTCATATCCTGTGCTTTGACGTCCCAGCCAAACCCGATGGCCTGTAACTGACGCGCTAAGGCTTTATTAAAATCGTCGTCGCTCATGCCCAAGAACTCACGCGCCGGGACGTCCACTGTCCACGCTGATTTAGCCGCCTTGCCACTCAGTTTTTTAATCAGCAAACCCGCTTGGGCGAAACGCATTTTTCCTACAATTTCTTTGTAAGGCGGTTTGCGCCAGCGCTTACCCTGTTTGACCCGGTAACCCAAGGCCCGTAGCTTTTTGGCCTGTTTGACAGTGGCGGGCCGCTCCGGGGGGATTGATTTGGCCACCGCGCTGCGGTTAATGGTCACCTGCATCCCATTTTGCTGGCCGTACCCCACCACGCCCGCCGGGACTGATTTTTTACCGTATCGATAGCCGCCGTTGCGGTAGCCACCGCCCTGCAAATAGAGCCTGACCGCGCTAATCTCCGGCATTTCACGGATATGCAGCAATTTCGGCATGTTGCGCAGCATCTTGCCGCGCTGATGGGTCTGCCGTCCCTGCCACGGGGTGCCATCCGGTGATTGCTGGTTACGCACATTGCGCTTGGCCGCAACAATCACCCCGTACTTGGCCAGCCGCCATAACAACCGCTGCCGTTTTTGGGGCGGTAACTCCAGTTGTTTAAGTGCCTGTTGCAGCTCGGTTAACTGTTTTTTACTCAGTTCGCCGTTGATAATCATCCGTGTTCTCCCATCGGCGCACCCTGCGCATCTGCGCCAAATATCGCGCCCTCCGTGGCCAGCCATAACTGCGGATCGGTCAGCCGCCATTTAGCCCCCATAAAGGGAATATCCCCGGCCTCGTCTTTCTTAATGCTCAGTGATTCGGTGATAGCCATCGACACCACCACCATGGCGGTTTTGTCGTCGACCACATCGATATCAATACTCGGTAATTCCGGCTCCGGCCCGTAATCGGGGCCATTCTCAATCATCCATACCAGCAACAAGGCGCACAGGTTGCGCGGGTCATAGTCGCGATATGGAAAGCGCCCCCAACTCAGCACCGCATCAAACTGCATCAATGCCAGTTGATACTGATCCAGCCCTAAATCCCGCTGCGCCGGAATAAAACGCAGTTCGTCCATGTCGCTGTTAAATTCCAGCTTGCGCAGCCGCTGCGGCAAATTGCCCTGCACAAAAGCGGTTAATGACTGTAATTTGCTCATATCTGCCTCACGGTGCAGCGGCCCACACCTTTCATATTGCGCAGTACCGTACTGGCCTCTGCCAGCAGGCGGCTGCGGGTTTCGGGGTTTTCCTGCCCGGCATGGGGTACCCGGCTAAACTGCGTCGAATACTCCCCCAGTAAATCGGCTTTAGCGCGGGCAAAGACGGCCTTTTTATATTGGCTAATCAGTGCCGTTTGCCCGTTCATCGCCACGCCCGGCACCGCTGTGGCCTGTTGGTACCCCTTGGCCACATAACCCGCTGCTAACTGACGCAGGTCTAAATTCACTTCGGCCACACTGGCCAGCAACGCATCGGCTTGCGTATCGGCATCAATATCAGCCGGAATACTGCGGTTACGCTGAAACTCGCTTAAATTGAGGTCTGGCCAAAATCCGTCATTTGTCAGCTCAACATCCTGATAATCAATTTCTTTTCCGTTAAACATACAGCTCCCGAAAAAAGCGGGCAGACCGGTTTCCACGGCCTGCGAACCAATGTTGCAGCCTCCACCGCGCTCGCTTTGGCTCTCGGTAGTCGTTATTATTCTTTGTCTAGCATCCGTAATCGGGCGGCAATCCGTTGCCGATGGGTTTTAACGCCACACCTCGGATGGAAGATATTAGCCTGCGCCAGTAGCGCATCAGCCTGTTGCAACGTGGCCACATCCTGTATGGCACTGGGCAACGGCTCCCCTTTGTCATTACGCAACAGCATCAGCCCCGCAAACTTGAACCACTTGGCACTGGCCTGCTCTGGAATACGCCAGTTATCCCGCACCTTCTCAAATACCCGCGAGAAATACGGCTCAATACTCTGGCCCTGTTCCGCGCTGGCCTCAGACCACGCCAGCATGCTATCGGCCACAAAGTGGGAAATACTGCGCCGCTTGCCAAAAGGCGTTATCTGCCGCTGCTCTATTGCTATGTCTGCCCAATCCAGCGCCAGATCAAAGTCCCCGACATCAAACAGCCAGGCAATGCAGTAAGTGAATACCGGATTGTTGTAGACCTCACCTGCCGCCAAATACGCTTCAACACTGGGTAACCAGCGGGGCAGCAGTTCCCGGCGTTTCAACTGCACTTTCTCAGCCAGAGTCAGCCCGTGCAGCCGTTGGGCATCTTTCTCGATAGCCATCTTTTGCAGGTGCATACTGGCCACACCAGCCAGTGCCTCATGATTGTTTAGCTTGCGCTGCGCCTCAATCATGGCCGTATGACGCTGGGCCGGTGATAAAGCCATGATTGCCCCCCTTACTCGCCTACTTTCGGATCACTTGGCTCTTTGATTTCACCGATGGTTACGGCGGATTCATCAATAGCGGCGTACAACTCTGGGTACTCAACCGCATAGCCTTCATTACGCAGGTATTTGTTTTCAAACTGCTTACGGTCTTCCACAAATTCAGCTTTGCGCTGACGTGTGCCACGTTGGGTATAAATATGTAAGTTGGCCAGCGTGGTTACCGTCATTCGTTTACCCGGCATAAACGGCGGTACCATTGCCGGACGTCCAGCGATAGAGTCAGACAGCATCTGCGCGGCGATTTTCTCGGTGGGGCGATCGGCTTTTTGATACAGTCGATACTGCTCTGCCGCCACCAAATCAGCCCCGACCAGCACCACTAAACGTGGATCATTACGGTACTGCTGCGGAATTTTGCTGTTAATTAAGTCGGAAGCCATCGCATCCAAAGACTTGTAATCGCCCTGCTCATCCAATGTGATCGGCGTCGAAATGATTTGCTGACCCTCTTTGTATTTACGCACCAACTCATGCCAGCCGTAGTTGACGTCTTCCCCATTAGGGTTCGCGGTGGGATCGGTAGACTTGGCCACACTCTTGCCGTTAAAGCCGATACGCAACATATCCAGTGCAAAGGACTGATTAGTAAAATCCTGCATACGTTGGAAAAATTCGTTTTCATCACCGGCGTTAGCCCAAACGGACAGCATGGCCCACGTCAGTGCGGCACCGGAGTCTGTTTCAACCAGCTTATATTCGTTACCGGATACGCCTGTGGGACGGATAAAACGGCCACCCTCTGTACGCCCGGTAAAAATCCCCGGATTCCCTACGGCGACGACTTGCCCCTGAAGCTGGTCAACATCGACCACGGTGATCATGTTCAGAAAATCGGCCCGCTCCAGTAATGCATCCCGCAACAGCGTTTCTTTCGGATCGGTGAGTGAAAAATAACGCGACGTATCATTGACGTTATAGGACTGCGATAATTGAGCGCTGTATGAGTCAATATATTGACGCGCCCTTTGATTCAATTGCATAGCTATCCCCCACCTTTACGGTGAAATAAAATGTTTTCTAAAAGGTGGTATAAATTAAATAAGGTGCTTAAACGGTTTTTTACCGTCACCATTAGGCGAACGTTTTGGCAATGTAGTGATTTTACTTTCCAATTTGCCAAAGTTCTTAATAATACTCGGAAGATTATTACGCAATTTTGCAAAATCTTCGGTATCCACCACTTCCTTTACCACTTCAACATCGGCAACAACATCTTCTACTGCGGTGTCCGTCGCATCTGTTTTATTTTCCAGTGACAACACTCGTGCTTCTAAATCGGCAACTGCCTGTGCCAATACTTGCATCTTATCGTCTGGCGCTGAAGCTGCTTCCTCGCCCGGTTGTTCCTCGTCCTGAATATTAAACAGACTGCGCCATTTAGTTTTATTTTTACCTGTTGCCATTTCTCTAGCCTCTTTAATTGCTGTCACTTTATCAATCACTAATGGCTTTAGCGCGCCATAACGTCTGTTTTTATTACGGCGGTTAAACCGCATTCTTTCGGTGTAAACACTGGCGGGTTCATCTGTCACCCCTAACCCTTCCAGATAACTTTTCCCCGAGCCTCGAAAGTTGCCGTCAGGCGTAAACTCAGCAGAACAGAAGATCAGTTGTCCGTCCGCATTGGCCTGCATAAGAGAGAGGTTAGGACAGAGGCGGGCATAAAGTCGCATGATGCCCTCGCCGCTTGCCTCACTCATTAATTCCAGTACCTGCCCCATATTGCCAAAGTTGCGGGAGTGCTCCGGCCATAACAATGCGGTATACAATTGCGGGTTATAGGTTTCTGCGGCGTCAGTGATCCATTTTCGTTTAATTTCACGCCCATCAACGGTTTCCCCCTCAGCGCAAACACAAATCCAGTCAGTCATTAAATGTGAATGAGACATAACCCTACTTTTAACTATTGTGTTTGTTTCGAGATAGCCAGTATTACGGATTATTTTAATCGACGCACCCACCCTATTTCGGTTTAATTCGGATATACCCCGTTAGCCGAATTAAACCGATTTATTAATAACGTTTATCTAAAATAAACCCCGCATAATTACGTTTATGGCTAAACACTCTCAAACTATTATCGGTGTGGCGCGTTCACTTTATTTACATCGGTGGACACCGAAAGAAATCGCCAATGAATTAAATCTGCCGAATGCGCGGATTATTTACTATTGGGCACAAAAATGGCATTGGGCTGATATGCTCAGTCATGAAAGTATTGAGGAGGCAATCAACCGCCGTATATTGGTGCTGGCCAATCGCGATAATAAAAACGAGCTGGAATTAAAAGAGATAGACAGCTTAATCGCCCAGCACTGCAAATTAATGGCGCAGAAGAGTAAACACGCGGAAAAACTAGCGGCGATTAAAGCTCAGACACAAGGCAGTTATGCCAGCGGTGAAGAAGCTGCTGCGCGGGATGAGAATGGCGGCGGGAAACGTAAATACCGCAAAAATGATATTTCAGGCATTCAACAGGAAGAACTGGAACTGTTTGCCGGGGAAACGCTGTTTTTCTATCAACAGTACCTGCGGGCCAATAAACACCACGCTATCCGCAATATCCTGAAAAGCCGCCAGATTGGGGCAACGTGGTATTTCGCCTTTGAAGCACTGGAAGACGCGATTATCAGCGGCGATCCGCAAATATTCCTGTCAGCCTCCCGTGCGCAAGCCGAAGTATTCCGCTCGTATATCGTTAATATCGCGCAGCAGTTCTTTGGGGTAACTCTGACCGGTAACCCAATACGCCTCAGTAACGGCGCGGAGTTGCGTTTCCTGTCTACCAACAAGAACACCGCCCAATCCTACAGCGGCCACCTGTATTGCGATGAATATTTGTGGGTACCGAATTTTGCCAAATTAAATGAAGTGGCCAGTGCCATGGCCACCCATGATAAATGGCGCACCACCTATTTTTCCACACCCAGCGCCAAGACCCATCAGGGCTATCCGTTCTGGACGGGGGATGAGTGGAAGCAAGGCGACAAACAGCGCAGCAAAATCACCTTCCCGGAATTCGACGAGTACCGCGACGGCGGGCGACTCTGCCCGGATGGCCAGTGGCGTTATGTCATTACGTTAGAGGATGCGATAGACGGCGGTTTCAATCTGGCCAATATCGAACGCCTGCGCAATAAGTACAACCGCGACACCTTTAACATGCTCTATATGTGTGTGTTTGTGGACAGCGGCGACAGCGTATTTAAATTCCATATGCTGGAAAAATGCGGCGTCGATATTGAGATGTGGCAAGACCATGATTTCAGTGCTCCACGGCCATTCGGTAACCGCGAGGTGTGGGGCGGTTTTGACCCGGCCCGCAGCGGTGATACCTCAACCTTTGTCATTATTGCCCCACCTCAGTTCGAGGGTGAACGCTTTCGGGTGCTGGCCACGTTCTACTGGCAGGGGCTGAATTTTAACTATCAGGCCAACCAGATAAAAGAACTGTTTCAGCGCTACAACATGACCTACATAGGCGTAGATATTACCGGTATCGGCAGCGGCGTATTTGAGCTGGTGCAGAACTTTGCCATGCGCCAAGCGGTAGCGATTCACTACGGGCTGGAAAGTAAGAACCGGCTGGTGATGAAAATGATAGATGTCATTGAAAGCCAGCGCATTGAATGGGACGGCGAAGCCAAAGAGATCCCAGCGTCATTTCTGGCCATTCGTCGCACCAGTACCGCCAAGGGCGGCGGCATGACCTTTGTTGCAGACCGTACCAAAGAAACTGGCCATGCCGATGTATTTTTCGCCATCGCCCACGCCATCGATAACGAAGCGCTCAACTTTGAGCATAAACGTAAATCCACATGGAAGACGAGCAAAGCCGCATGAAGAAGAAAAAACAGTACCGCCGCGCCCCAGTGACACATACCGCCAGCAAAATGAGCATTATCAGTTTGGGCAAGCCCGAACCGGTGTTAACCACCGGCACCGATTATCAAGACATCTGGTATGACAGTGATTTTGACCACTACAGCCAACCCATTGACCGGCTGGCCCTTGCCCAACTGGTTAATCTCAATGGCCAGCACGGCGGCGTTCTCTATGCGCGGCGCAATATGGTGGCGGCGGATTATGTCGGTGGCGGTCTGAGCCATGAGGAATTGAAAGCCGGGGTTTTCGATTATCTGACCTTTGGTGATGTGGCCATTGCCAAGGTGCGTAACGGCTGGGGTGACGTGGTGGCACTGGCCCCGCTGCCCTCGCTTTATTTGCGGGTGCGTAAAGATGACAGCATTGTGATTTTGCAGAAAGGGGAACCGCTGGTTTATAGCCAGGAGGAGGTTATTTACCTCAAACAGTATGACCCGCAACAGCAGGTGTATGGCCTGCCGGATTACATCGGTGGAATTCATGCCGCTTTACTCAACTCTGAAGCCACTATTTTTCGCCGCCGTTACTATCACAACGGGGCGCACACCGGCGGGATTATCTACACCAATGACCCGAATCTCAGTACCGAAGTGGAAGACGAGATTATTAAAAGTCTGGAACAGAGCAAGGGGATCGGCAATTTCAGCACCTTGTTTGTGAATATCCCAAAAGGCGACCCGGAAGGGATTAAATTCATCCCAATTGGCGATATCAGCGCTAAAGATGAATTTGCCAATATCAAGAATATCAGTGCGCAGGATATTTTGACCGCTCACCGTTACCCGGCAGGGCTGGCAGGTATTATTCCCAGTAATAGCGCGGGATTGGGTGACCCGGAAAAGGCACGGGCAACCTACCGCAAAGATGAAGTTATTCCGCTGCAACGCATGGTGATGGACGCTATCAATAGCGACCCTCAGATCCCAGCGCATTTACAGGTGAAATTCGACTTTGAAGAGACACGACCGGGTGCGCCATGAGCAGAAACACGTTAACATTCCAGACGTTCGCCACTTTGGGAGTCAGAAACATGCGCGTAATGAAAGTTTTATGTCCTGAATGCGGTGGCGCGGCCATTATCCGAAAAACCAACCGAAAACACCGGCAGATTTCTGATTTATATTGCGCCTGTAGTGATGTGGAGTGCGGCCATACTTTTGTGATGAATGTGACTTTTTCACATACCATCAGCCCCAGCGCTAAAACGGGGGATAAGCTGATCAAAACGGTGGTCGATGCGATGAATCCGCAGCAGCGGCAGATGATGCTTAATCTATTGCAAGAGAGTGCCTCAGCCGCCTAAAGGGGAAGATCTCCTGAGCATAGACTGAGTTGTTTTTTGCTCCGTTCCCCCATTTTGGGATAGCATACACTTGGATGCAGCAGACTGGTTTTCCAGACATCCCGCTACCGATGCTGTCAATCGGTCGTGGCCAAGCCCGGTAAAGGCGTTCTGAATACCAGAAGAGATTCTGGCGAAACCCACCTTAAGGTGGGTTTTGTTATTTTAGGGAGCTGATAGGTTTATCACCCACCCTCTGTTTCCGTAGTAAACCGACCCGATAACAGTGATGTCGGCTAAAACATCTTAAGCCATGACTTCTGGCGCATTAATGTCTCGCTCATAGGTGCTACGCAAGGCGTCAATCTGTTGCCATAAAAGAAGCGAGAGAACTTCTTTCGCATCTGCGCGATCAAGGGTCACGATGGCATAAATGAGGGCGCGGCAGTGGTCGATCAGCTCTTCTAATTCGCGGGGAGTGTCATCGTACATGGCACACCTCCGACAAGAGCGTGGCGGGTCGTGATACCAATAGATAACAGGAAACAGTATTGCAAGGGAACTTAGTCGTCGAATCCATGATGACAACCTCTTTGGTAGGGGACTAATCACCACTGTGGAGCTGTCAATCTCTGTAGGTGGTGAGCTGGACGGGGTTGACAGACCGGTTACCAAAGAACCCGGCGCATCTTGCGATGCCCCCACCCAGCTCACCATTGCTTACTTATTACAGGTGTCACTGTGCCCGCACATAATCGCCGTGTCTACGTCGTGCGCTTTGGTTTCTTCCGAACTGTCAAATCCGGCAACGGATTTTGCCGCTGCGGCGTGACTATAGCCCAACCGCGATCCACTGCGCAATTGACCCGTGTCATTTTAGGACAAACATTTTTTTGCTGTAAAAATAGTGGGTTATGGGCTGCGCGGGGAATCACGGTGGGTGATATATCAAGAAAGGGATTAGATGCGGTGAATAGGTAGACGGGCGACGTTTAAAACGACGTCGCCTGCAAAATTAGGGACTTAGCCGGTGAACTCACTAATGGCAAATTCGCGCGAGTTCTTCATCACTTAGGCCGGTCATGTTCATGACGATAGTGCGATCAACACCGCTGGCCAGCATCGTGCGGGCAATTTTCAGGGCCATCTCGCGCGCCCCTTCCTGAAGACCTTCCACGCGACCTTCCTGAAGGCCTTCTATGTGACCTTCTTGACGGCCTTCTAGTTTTAATTTTTGTGCAATCGTCATGAGTAGCTCCTTATGCTGTGGCAAACGGCGGGCCAGTTCCCCGATAAAGGTTTTCGGGGTGGTATCGTCGCCATCCTGTAGCATATAGTTTATCAATGATACTAGCTGATCATGAGTATTGTAACCTCTTGATAGCAGTGTGACCAGTGGCTCCATGAGCTTGGAGAGGTTGCGTTGACGGATGTGTTTCTGCAACAGTTCCAGCATGGCAATGCTTCGGTGGGTCATGATTTCATCATCCGGGATCACCGTGATATCGACCAACGGGAAGTCACCACCATACAGTTGCTCGGCTAGAGTTGGCGCACAGAACGATTGTAGCCAGTTCATTGAATACGGGTACGGCGTCACCTGCCCATGATAGAACAGGATGGGGATCACCAGTGGCAATTTGTCGTTGCCGTTGTCAAGATGGCGTTTCATGGCTGCGATGGCATAGCGCATTAACCGAAAGGCCATATTATTATCAGGTGAACTTTGATGTTCAATGAGAGCATAGATATACCCGTCCTGCTTCTGCGTTTTTAATGAGTAAAGCACATCAGAATAATAAGCTCGCAGGTCGTTTTCGATAAAACTACTCGATTCCAGTTGAAGGGTATTAAGGTCACATATTTTCAGAAATTTAGGCGGTAAGTGGATCTCCAAAAAGTCACGGGCAGTTTGTTGATGAGTCAGTATTTGTTTGAAAATAGCGTCATGGGGCGTCGGTGTTGTTTTCATAGGGTGATAATAACATTAGTTTTATATCATATTGAATATTAAGATTTATTTTCAGACTTTTATTACATTAGAACACTCATCTTCTTTCATACGGCTTCCGCTGGAGGCCATCCACGCGGAAGCCGTCGTGAGTGAATAAGATTTAAGAAAATAAATTGATATACAGTCTGTGAAGTAATTATTTATATGTATAAGTTATTTTATTCGGAATATATATGTGTTGTTTTTTGGTAATAATATTAGCTATCAGTGAAGGGGTTTTGATCACTGTTTTGTTCGACTTTATTTAATTCGTCAATTAATGCCGCGGTCATTTCTGCAATCCAAAATAGTGCTAACTCCCTGTCCTCTTCTTGGCAACCACTGCTCGTGACTAACCTTGCAACCAAATCAATACGATCCAAAGCCAAAGATTCAAAAAATAAATCTGTCACGCCCTACCCCTCTATTTGCTGTGTTTTCACTGTGTTTGCATACAGTACAATAATATTAAAAGATTATGGTACTGATAACCTTATAATTTAAGGAAATTGAAGGTTCCACTAACTCCTGTGAGGCCAACAGAGTGCTCCGACAGTGGAGAGGGAGCGTCTAATCGGTCGTTTTCTCGTCTGACTGGCCGTCACCGTCAAGATTCAGGCGGTTGATCCGTTCAGGTACCGCGTCCTTATTACGCTCAAAATCCCTAGAGCCTATTTCCAGCCTGTGGCGTTGTCGAAGTTGCGGCGTACAGTTATTGACAGAACTCCTAGCGGCGGTGTTACCGCCAGAAAACCCCAAAACCTCGGCCTGCGCTGCGCTTGCGGCCAACTTCGGCACAATCTGCCACTTAACCAAACGGGTGCAAACGGCGGAGTCCTCCCCCAGTAACGGCGAATAGATACCCAAAACCCGTTTTACGTCTTCGGCGTAAATATTACCCATTTCGGTGATTTCATAGGAGAGGCGCACGGTTAAACTATTCCGGCTCACCATTGGCCCGCCCTGAAATTCGGTGTAGGCGTACCAGTTGCCGACATCCGCGGCAAAGCGCACGTTATCCATCTCCTGATCCGGTAGAATTTGTCCGTCTCCGGGCAAGCGACGTAATTCGCGCCAGACGGTGACCGGCGCACCCCCGATTTGCTGAAATTGCCGGATACGCCAACGGCTGGCCCATGCGGTGACGGCTTTGGCCATGCCTCGTGCATTGCCGCCGGTTTCGCCGTCGGCTTCCTCACCCAGCGCGTAGCCGTCGATATTTTTTGAGATATATTTCGCGATATAACCCGTGGCGCTGCCTTTAGCCGGATCAATGGGTTCAGCATGGAAACGGGCTTCCAGTGCTTCAGGGCTTTGCAGCTCTTCGGACTCTTCCAGCCGTGCGTAATAGCAAAGAATGTCGCGCACCTGATCAACATGTTGCGGCAGCATAAACAGTAAGACATGCCAGTGTGGGGTGCCATCGTGATGCGGTTCGACGACCCGGAAGCCGAAGAGATCTATTTCAGCACGAGCCAGCGCAGCACGGGCTTTGGCCCATACGCTGCATAGGTATTTTTGCGTTTGCCGTGGGCTGGCTCCATTCCAATGGGGGACAAAGCCGCCACCGTGATAGACCGCATGATATTTAGAGGGCGCGGTGATGGTGTAAAACTCCCCCACACAGCCCATTTCATTGGCTAAGTCTTCAAAACCTCGCATTCTGACCATCAGTTCACATCTCCTTATTGCGGGATTGGCGTTGCTGCCATTCACCATCTCTTCTAATGAAACCCGTTCGCCGTCCTGACTTTCCAGTTCAAACGCCTTGAAAAATTCGCGGTTGCGCCGCTTCTGCTCTAGCCATTCAGTCAGGGTTGAGCGGCTGACATAGGCAGAAGCCCGTTGCTGTACCTGCCCCACCGCAATGGCCATATGTTCACGGCGGATATCACGCAGCCGTTTTAAGCGCACGCGCCACCAATCCGCTGCCATCATGCGCAGCAGGCCGGATTCAATTTTGCGGGGGTTAATTGTCTGGCGGCTGGAGTTGAATTCCCGCCAGTACGGCGGTTCCGTTCCCACTTGCTTGCTGAGTTTTACCAGACAGAGATAAGCGCGTTGGGTGCGCTTCCAGAGTTCGATTGGATCACGGCTGTGAGTGGGGAAATTACGTTCGATGTAGTCGGTAAAACTTTCAGACATAAAATCAGCCACTCGGTGGGATAGGTTGCGTAACTCATCACGGCCAAACGAGGGCAGCCGTTCGAGATCATCAGCAAAAGGCCACGGTAAGAAACCGGGCGCTTTGATGACCGGCTGGTACTGACGATTCACCCGCTGTAGCCGTGGCAATATATTCTCGCCCACCGTGGTGCGTAAGAATGTATTGGCATGGCGACGGCCTTTGGATTGGTAGAGGTTGGAGTAGCGATCACCAAAATAGCGGGCCAGAAATTGGGGCATCCCGCCTAAATACTGGCTGCGCCATTGGTGGTCGGTAGGGTTCTGAACAAAGAGTTCAGCTTCGGTGATGCTAATATCTTGCGGGCGGCGCGGCCCTTCAGGCTCGCGGCTGAACTCGCCATTAAAAGGTAAAGACAGGGATAAAATATCCCCGTCCATAAAGTCATTTACCGGGCGCTGAATGCGCATATTCATGCGTTCCAGACTCGCCCACAGCCGATCTTTTCCCTTTCCTGCCCTGCTGTTTTGTCCCTTTGCATGGTGCTGACTCCGTATTTAGGCGATAGCGATCCCCAGCCACTCAGTGGAGGCCGTTGTGATTTGGGGTGTCGGGTTAATTAATGCAGTTGCGGGGTCGTATTGACTGACGCACAAGCGTGGTTGAGTTGCGCCAATCCGTGGATCGCAATGGTGTTGTGCCACCAATCATTAATCATCCATGTGACACTCCCTAGCCCTAGTGCGCCGGAGAGATAGAAAATGGCACGGATGGAGGCCAGCGCTTCAATCTGGTCACTGTTTGATTCTGCTTCTCGGTAGGCTCGGCACCAAAAGGCGACATTGGCCGCAAGCCACTGATGGGGGTTATTCAGATGAGCCGTGTCATTAAACATCATTGGTGCTAATTCGACGCGGTTGCCTGCTGAGCGGCATTTGCCTAAAAAGAACTGGGCATAATTGTGGGCCACACCCCAGTGGTTAAAATCTGCCAATAAGCCTGCTTTATCGACTGCGATTGTTTTCATCGTGTTCCCTTAATTATCACTGTAATGAATATTGGCCATCCGCTGGCCAGCGATCATTTCTGGGCCGTAAGTGTTGACCGGTGCCGGCGGCGGTGATGTCCGGCTAGATCTATTTTTTTTTACAAAATCCAGTGTGCCAACGTGGCCAAAGGTATCCACCAAGGCCCGTAATCGCTGGATGCCGCGCTGCAATTGGCGCAACTCTTCACGGGAAAAATCATCCCATCGATAATGACAGTTTTCTGATTTCATCCCTGCGCTATGAAGGAGCACCCCACGGCGTTCTGCCGGGAGTTGGTCCCATATCACCTTTGCCCGGCTAGGGCTGCCGGTCACTTTGTTACGGAGAATAACCAACCATTTGTCGTTATTGGCTGACATGATGACTCCTTAGTGCCATAAGCATGGCCCGTCATGGCGTAATTGTGGTTTCAGTGCGGTAGCGAAAATGTTCATAGATTTCTCAGTTCAGGCCCGTGACCCGCCTGTTAAGGTGGATAAAATCAACCGCTGCGGCTCGTGTTGGCGTGGCTTGAAAATGCGGTTCAACCGAAATAGCAATCAGTGATAGCTCACGAATAGCTTGATTCGCACGGTCAAGAATGGCATTTCGACGGGATTGCGTCATAGGCCCGGTGGTGGTGATCTCATTGGCAATGGCACCGATGGCAGCCGTTGCGCTGAGGGTATGAATAGGCAAATCACCGGGATTGAGGTTGCTAACCGGTACAGCGGGCAAACATTTCAGTTGAGCCAGTAAACCGTCCAATAAGGTTGGGTCTTCGGTTATGTCGGTGAGCGCCAGTAGTTCGATACAACTCAACTGATGCGGCTGATCGGGATTGAGTTTATTGCGCAAGGTTTGGGGATTCATGCCAATTTTTTCGGCAATTGCCGTCAGATTATTATTCCGGGCGAAAGCACGGCATGAGATGTCAAAGCGTGGATGTTTAGAAAGCTGAAAATCAAACATGGTCGATATCCTCCCAAGTATGCAATATCGAACTAGGCGATGGCGATATTACAATTCGAGAGTGCATCGACAGTAAGTGCCGCCATGTTGATCATGACTTTTTCCCGCTTCATATCTTTACGCAGACGATGGCGAATTAAGCGGCCATCAGAAAGCATCGCTCTGATGGTGTCTGAATCTAAGCCCGTTAATTCACTATATTTCTCTACTGTGACATGGGGCGTCAGAAGAGTGATTGAAATGTTAGGTCTCATGATGCAACATCCTCTATTCGCTTGTGGCAAGCGGTGATAACGATGAATAACGGGTGGTTATTCACTTTTCGAGATGAATTTAATATCCCGAAAAGTGAATGTCAATAAATAAACTTCACTTTCCGAGATTAACATGGATCTTCGACGTGGTGGCCAAGCGGCAATTGACCGGATGCTTGAGGCATATGGCTTCAGTACAAAGCAGGCTTTATGTGGGCAATTAGGCATATCTACCAGTACATTAGCCAACCGTTATCTACGTGATACTTTTCCCGCAGACCTCGTGATTCAGTGTGCTTTAGAGACTGGCGCGTCACTGCGTTGGTTAACTACTGGCGAGGGCGCAATGTATGAAAATGCTAAGCAGCTTGATATCGTGCAGATTCCTCGCCAAAAGTTGTTAGACGGCAAACTCTACGATTCAAATTTCTATATGTTCGATAAGGCGTTCTTGCCTGACGGACTTAAAGACCCAGTTGTTATCCTTGATGGGGATGTGACCTATATTGCTGATCGCAAGTTCGATGAAGTACAGGATGGCAAATGGGTTGTGGATATAGAGGGAACAATCAGTGTCCGAGATATTATTCGTATTCCCGGTGGTAAAGTACGGGTTGAGGGCGGGAAGTTTGCTTTTGAGTGTAATTTGATTGACCTTCACATGATCGCAATCACTGTACTGATTGTACTAAATAATAACTAAGTGGAATTTAACAATGCAAGATGCAATTTACAAAAGTGCATTATCAACAAAAATAAGAATTCTCCATGAAGAGAATATAATATCAGAGGATGTATTTAATAAATTAAATGAAGCAACTAAAAATGAACTCTATAATGATGTAGAAGACTATATTGATAGAAAATGGGGGTTATATAAAGAAAAATTTAATTCCACCAAAAACCGATATTCGGATTTTACCGGTAACTCTAGAAATATTCATCAATCAGATGATGAAGATTTTTTCAATGCTCAATTAAAACTAGAGAGTGAAAATAACAGATTAAAAAGCGAAATCACTCTACTCTCAAAAGAATATGACAGCAAAGATATAGAAAATAATAATCTCAAAAAAAATATTGAAGAAATAACATCAGAATACGTAAAACTCAGGACGTCATATGACAAGATCACCTCTGAATTCACACAAAAAAGAATAGACGAAGAAATTCCTACCTATGTTGAAGATGTTAGTGGAAAACTAGAAAAAGATGATCAGTTCTTTACGGATATGGCTCGTAACTGGTCTATTATTGGGGTATCAGTAACACTATTTGCTGTCTTAGCTGCATTTTGTACGTTTACTCAAGGAACGGATTTATTAATAAAAAATCCTGATTCGAATTTCATAGGATTATTATATATATTTATTAGAGGTGCTCTTGGTATTGGTTTACTTTCATGGTTAGCATATGTTTGCTTTTCTAATTCACGAAACTATACTCATGAGTCGATAAGAAGAAAAGACAGGCAACACGCATTAAGCTTTGGGAGATTATTTTTACAGATTTATGGTTCAAGTGCTGAGAAAAAAGAAACTATTGAAGTATTTAAAGATTGGAATATGTCTGGTGATTCCGCATTTTCAAAAGAAAACAATAAGACTCCCCCTAACATTATTGATGCATTCAAGTCATTTAGCGGATCTCTGAAAAAAAACAAAGAAGAGTAAGTAACAAACTCAATTTTAGATGGATTACCACATGAATAACAATATATTTGACCTTGATTGGGATTGGGATAAAGAAATTATTTTCAACTTAGACGGTGAAAATGAACTACTACCCGCCGATAAACTAGGCAGAAGAAGATATGCTGAATATCTATATTATTATCTTAATGAAAAAGGGAGTAAAAACAATACTGTTATTAATTTGAATGCAGAGTGGGGCGCAGGGAAAACCTTTTTCGTAAAAAGACTTTATAGCTCATTAAAGGATAAACATCCATGTATTTATATAGATGCATGGAAACAGGATTATTCAGATGATCCTTTTCTTACACTGTTTTCATCATTAATATCCCAAATAGAACATTATTCTGGCCGAATTGACTCTCGATTAATTAAGATAGGTGACTCAATCGGGCGTTTTACCAAAGGTGTAATTCCAGAAATATTATCTGGCTTACTAAAAAACTATGCAGGGATGGATAATATTGGTGAAATTGCCAAATCAGCTGCTACGCTAATGTTGAAAGAGCATAAAGAAAAAAACAACGCAATTATCACGCTAAAAAAAGAACTTAGTTTCTGGGCACAAATGAGTTTTAATAAAGGATATGAAGCACCAATATTTATATTTATAGATGAACTTGACAGATGTCGGCCTAATTATGCAGTATCACTATTAGAAGTTGTAAAACATATATTCAATATAGAAAAATTTGTTTTTATTATTGCAACAGATACAAACCAGTTGCAGCACTCTATAAAAAACATCTATGGTAATGGTTTTGGTGCAAACGATTACTTAGGCAGGTTTTTTCATCGGAGATTTTCATTAAAAGCACCCGATGTTAATGAGCTTATAAAAGAAAAAGTAGAAAAATTTCTCTCTCACAACCTTGAGATTTTCGTTAGCAAATTACTCCCAAAACCATCAAGTACAGACCAATTATCAAGAAATATTTCTGAAGTATTTAATTTATTTTCTTTAAATCTGAGAGACTCACTCCGCAATACAGAACGATTCATTGATCTTTTGCTTAATAAATCGTTTAAAAAAACAATTGACTATATAGCGCTACTGATTCTTATGGTTATATATGATAAAGATCAAGAAATGATGGATAAACTCTTGGGAAAAGCATTAACTACCGAAAGTATTGAAGAACTATTTATTAACAACAAAAACATTCGTGGATTCGGGTTAAAAAAACTTAACTTAATACTTGATTGCAGTGAGAAAAATATAGGCGATATAGTTTTTAGAACCATGAAAAATGGACAAGAAATGAACCTTTCTAATACCTTAGGTATCGAAAATATAAGTATAAGTTCTAAAGTCTATATGAGTGATTTTAAAAAATTCGTTATGTTAAATTCAAGTGAAACAAGAGATTATGGTAAAAGTTTTTTGAAGTTTGATTCAAAAATTGACGATAGAATTAAATCCACCGCTCATAGAGGTGCTATATTTTATCTTGACAACAATCCCAAAATATACAAATTTGACGATTATTTGAGTTTTATAGAACTAGCTATATCATTTGATTAAAATAATTTTTCCAGTGTTTTTTAACTTATAAACAAACATTGACCACTGTCTATTCATACAGTTAAATACCCCCCTTATCTTCCAAGGGGGTTCTCAATGTCAGTACGCAAACAACCAACAGGCCAATGGTTATGTGAGTGCTACCCGGCTGGCCGTACAGGTCGCCGGGTGAGAAAAATGTTTGCGACCAAAGGTGAAGCTCTAGCCTTTGAACGTTACACCATGGATCAGGTGAACAATAAGCCTTGGTTGGGAGATGCACCAGACCGCCGCACATTAAGCGAGATTGCCGAACTTTGGTACAACCTGCATGGTCGTTCTCTGGAAGCCGGTGAAAAAATTTATAAAAAATTAGAATTGATAGTTGCTGCGCTGGGTAATCCCCCTGCTCATAGTTTGAGTGGCAAAGATTTTGCTCACTACCGCTCTAAGCGTTTATCAGGCGAAATTTACTTTTCTGAGAAATGGAAGAAAGGCGCAAAACCGGTAACCGTGAATCTGGAACAAAGTTTTTTAAGCGGTATGTTTAGCGAGTTGGCCAGATTAGGCGAATGGAACTTACCGAACCCATTAGACAATCTACGCAAGTACGCAATAGCAGAGAAAGAGATGGCGTGGCTTACTCACGATCAGATTAAAACACTATTGGCTGCATGTAGTCTTGGCCGGGCAGATTTGCCAATGGTAGTAAAAGTTTGCCTCAGCACCGGGGCGCGATGGAATGAAGCGGAGAAACTCACCCGCTCACAGGTCAGCCCGAATAAAATTACCTTTATCAGAACAAAAGGTAAAAAGAACCGTAGCGTGCCAATTAGCAAAGAACTTCATGACGAGTTAGTCGCGTTAGAGGGTGACCGGCTTTTCAGTGAGTGTTATTTCCGCTTTATGGCCGCAATCAACACCACAGACATAAAGTTACCCACTGGTCAGCTTACGCATGTTTTGCGCCATACCTTTGCCGCTCACTTTATGATGTCCGGGGGCAACATTCTGGTATTGCAGCGCATCCTTGGCCACAGTGATATTCAAATGACCATGCGCTATGCTCACTTTGCGCCAGAGCACTTAGAAACCGCTGTGCAATTCAACCCGCTAACCACCATGAAAGCTGGCGACAAAGTGGCGGCGGAGGTTACCCTTTTCTAGTATTCACCCCCTCTCAATAGTCAATCAACTCATTGTATTTATTGTATATTGTTGTTTCATATAGGGTAATGAGGCTATCGGGTTTTTTCTTGCCTGAAATTTGAGTCCTGCCGATCGCAACCCTCTATCCTCCCTTAAGGCTTTCTTAAGACAAAATTATTACAGTAAAAATACTCCCTACTTCCTGCTCAGGTTATTTCGTGAAAACCAGTAAACCTATGCCTCAATCTAAGAGCGTCACACTGACATTAAATAGTGTCTCAACAACACCAGTAATTAGGACAAAGTCCCTTTACTCGTTGCCACTAACCTTCTATTTTTGGCAGGCTTTTGGGTTG